AAAAGACGGGAACTCCACCGACTAAGGGGTTGAAGTGTCCTTTCTCGCGCTCCTTAAGTAATTCTTTCTGAGCTGACTCTAATTCTTTAGGATCTGGGAATTTTCCGTTTTCGAACATTTCCATCCCCTGCTTCGGAGTAACAATACCTAACTCCATAAGTCGAGTCGAGGCTCTCATAAGCTGGACCTCATCCCTCATATCAATATCTTTCATTTTAGCTTCGGGCCAAGATCGGAAACCCAAGCTTTTAGCTATTCTTTTTATTTCTTTGTTCAAGAAGTCATTCAAGAATCCATAACGGGACTCTTGGAGTCTATCGATGAAAATTTGGGCTTTAACTTGAGTTGAGTTAAATTTCTCTTCCCCGACTACAATATTTTGTAGCCCTTGTTTAATATCCTCGTTCAGTATCTGATACTTTTCAGGCCCAAGAACTAAATTCAATTCAGGTATAATAAATTCCGCTTTAGTGGTATAGTCAGAAACAAGAACGCGCCCTACACTTTCATTTTTGAAAAGGTTTTGCATAGCAGTCATGTTATTAGGATTGACTCCTCCCTTTTCAGGGTCTGCCCCCATAGTAATAAGCAATATTACATTTTCTACTGTGCGGGTAATGGATTGATCCATTTTTTTCAATTCAAGCTTAGCATTGATGTCATCCAACACTGGGAAACCAAATGGGATGGCAAAAGGTTCATAATCTTGTTTTTTATAAAAAGAATACGAAAGTCTTTTAGGATCTAAGTCTATACTGATCCCCTTATTAGTAAAAGATCCTTTTTGTATGGAATCTTTAATCCCATCGTCTAAAGCTTCATATATAGCTATATCTTCGTCTGTTTCTGGATTAGCTAATCGAGCCAACTCATATTCAGACAAGACTTTTTGATAAACCCCGCCATAGTTAAAAGTAGTCGCCCTTTTAGCTATAACGTCATAAGGGTTGAGTAGAATATATTTAAGAGGAATCTTATTAGTGGAATCACCAATAGTCCCCACTTGATTCATAAGCCTAGCGTAATCATCAATTTTAAATTTACCATCGATCCTGTAAAGGAAGACATTGCCGCTGCGGTAATACTCCCTGAAGTATTGATCTTTTAAAGCGATAATATTGACTCTTTTAAACCATTCATAAAAGAACTCCCTGCTTTTTTTCGAGCCGCCCTCTAAATAAATATCAGTGTTCGTGAACTCTGACATAATATCTATGGCATTCCTAAATACCGCTACATTACAATAAGCCTTCTGGCATAATTCGATAGCATCCCGACAAGTTATCCCTTCTGAAGAATATTCATATGGCAATAGACCCGAACGTATACTCGAATAACGATTATGCAAATTTGTATAAGCGGCCCGATTAGTCCTAGTCCCTGAGAATCCACTAGTCGATGCCCCCTGCCGCCTAGCTTTAGATACTTCACTATAGGAGGCATCAGAAGTATAAAAAGGCTCTCCTAGTAATTCAGGAGTAGGTTCATCGCTATTATTGCTAGCGTCTGATGGGTGATCTGAAATGTTGAACTTCTTCCAATATTCAGAGCTTTTAGTATATTTTCGTTTCGACATAAGATACAAATTATCTTACACCTCAAAGTTAACTTTCAACTTCTAAAAGTTAAGAAATGAACATTGGGACGAAAGTATTTTGGCGATCTGAGATATCGTCTGATTCCATATCGTAGAATACATTCATCATCCAGTTGCCTAAGACCAAGGCGGAATAAGAATCTTTACGGGCTTTATTAGCTCCCGTCTGCCTTCTTAAATTACGAGGCAGATCAAAACTCTGAGTCCCTTGAGAAGAGGTTGTAATTTGGACCATGGCGCATTGGACTTTAATTAGATCCATCATGTCTTTTTGATGCTCGACGAAATCAATCATTCTCGCGCCTTTCGCACCTTTTTCATCAGTGTCGTTCTTCAAGAACTTTAAATCTTCTATAGGGACTCTGGATTTCCTTTGATTATTATAATCATCATTCATAGCGGCTCCTGCAAAAAATATACGCTTGTGGTCGAAAGAGGATTGTAAAGACTCATTAGCTAGCCTAATCCAAGACGAAGTGGGCTTTCTCAGGAAAACAAATTTCCTGTCTGATTTATTGTATTGATTTTTAAGCCTACACAAATTTCTATTGTAATCTTTGGATTTATCTAAATCAGCTTCAATTATTCCTAGATTTAAATTTTTACTTTTGAATATTTCACTTTCATTACAAGAGCTAATAAATTGGACACCTCCATTATAATCGCCTACCACAGCCGATATATTAAAGTGGGTAAGAACGTAAGCCATATACTTAATATGCGTTTTTAAGTTTGCTCCCGATAGAGCGTAACTATGAACTATTACTCCCTTCTTAGATTCTCTATTGATTTTAATTAACAACATAGCGAAATCGTCAGAACTTTCACTCTCAGACCAAGAGGGATCGAAAGCTAAGATATATTCGTCTTTACGGTTCCCTATGACTTCGACAGATTGCCCTTCTCCATCTGGTATGGTGCAAGCCGCCATTTTGCTCACCTTAAAGTATCCAGCGCTATCATCAGTGAATATAGCTCCAAATTCCCTAGCGAACTGGGCATCGCTCATGGTAGAGCGAGATTGGTTAATCAAATTCTGGTCATATAGTTGTTGCGGGGCGCAATCATAACTGAAATGCATAATCGTCCTATGCGCTCCGTCTTGTTTGTTCTCATTTAAAATCAGAGCTTCATACTGTTGATAGATTTTGTAAAGGTATTCGAATTTATACGACGCAGATGATAAACCAATAATTTTGTTGTTTGGCCAGCGCTTGCGGTCCTTTTCTTTCATTTTATCCTGCTCGATCATCTTTGTTTCTAAATCATAAACCTCTTGTCTCTCAGTGGGGTTTTCGACTACAGATAGAAAAGGCATAAGAACCTCATTATAAATTTTTTCAGGCATTAACAATAATTCATCAACGATTATCCTTTGGAATCGGAAACCCCGCAATTTTTCACCATCACCCAAAGGCAAAGCTCTAATACTACTCCTACCTATCTCCATTACCCATTCGTCATTCATCTTTGATGTCCGAGTAATACATTGAGCAAAGAATTCTGCTTTAGGGCTTTTAGCAATATCTTCTATCTTTTTGAAAATCATTTTAGACTGTCGAAATGACTTAGAGATAATTCCTATCTGGACACCCTGATTTAAAATAGCGTCTAATAGCGCAAAAATGCCCGTAGAGAAGCTTTTGGACATTCCGCGACTCCAGATCCCCAAAAAGTAATCAGACTCCATCATGGACTTGATAGCCATATGCTGGAAAGGGAATAATTTTACCCCTGTAAACAATTCACAAGCAAAAGAAGTATTTTCTCTTAGAAATTTATAAAGAAGAACCTTAGCTTCTGTTTCTTCTAAATATCCCTCTTTTTCGAGAATGAGTTTGTTGATATCCCTGTACTCTCTGTGGAGTTTCTGTTTTCCTATTTCCCAAGCCATCTTTTTTAATTTGTTTATCCCAAAAATATTGTAGGTCTACTTTCCAAAGCTTCTTACCCAAAACGAGGATTTTAGGGATGAGTTCCTCACTTTTCTCTCTAGAGCCACTAAACACAAACTGACAACAATCAGTATACTCAGATTGTATAGACCGCATCTGATGATAAACATAATCTAGCTTAAATTTCTTGAAGCCTTTTCTATTTGTTGCCCACATATCATCGAAAGCTGTTTCTGTAACTACATAAAGATAACACCCCAATGACCTGCACCTCTCAAGCTCTTTTATAAAACGAGAGTAGCCATTTGTTATAGTAGAGCAAAAATCCTGGTAAGACTTCCTATCCACACATGTATAGTCGTATAGATCTCCGCCCACGGCATAGTCGCCCACATCCAATTTCAATAATTCAGAATTAGAGAAAGATAATGGTTGTTGTTCCCTAGTATCAATTAGTATAGGCGTATTAGAATAATCTTTTTGGAAATCTTTGTGTAAAGGCGCTGATAGCATAGGGAGCATACCCAGATGCTCGCAGGTTTCACGATAACTGCCAAAAACCTGTTTACAGATATCGATATCGGGCAAACCGCTCGTTTGTAGGTAAGTGGAGGGTGGTCCCGCTTCAATGCCCTTGGCCCCTAGCTTTTCTTTTAAAGATTTTTTTATAAATTCCTTAACCTCTTCACGCGGAGCCTGACCGCACCACTTTTGCATATTTCCCTTGCTAGTAAAGTCAGCACCGAAATACTGATCGTAATTTTTAAAAGGTATAAGTTCTTCAGTGAGCTTGTCTCTCCTATCGTAATTCTTGACGTAATACTCGCCCAAGAACATATCGTGAGCTTTTACATGGGTATGTAAACTCCTTCGGCTCTTGAACTCCCTATCGCACTCTTTACATTTAAATGGCATCTTCTTGGCTTATTCCTAAAACTCTGGCTTTCCATTCGGACATGCCCTCTAATCTCTCGGCTTCTTCCTTGATGGACTCTTTTTGCATCTCTGCGATGTGGATCATCGTCTCTCTTTCTTCTTGTTCTTGAAAAAGCTGGACGATAGCGAGAAATGAGGCGTTTTCTTTTTGCATCTTTTTCATCCTATCTCCCCTGTCCCCCTGTAGCTTCTTGGTCAGATTCTCAATACGAGTTTCGCACTGATGATACTCCCCACTCTTGGCTTTAATGATCTCAGCCAATCGTATAGACATCTCTTGCTGTTCGTCAGCATCATCGAACATGCTGTTCAATTTGTTTAGGTGTGCGCTTATCACTTCTAGATTGATGACTTCTTTACAAACATTGAGGTAAAGATTCAATTCGTCCGCTGTTAGATCGGGCTTATCCCATGTCAATCGAATAAATTCATGCTCGAACAACACTCTGTCACTTCCGTTCAATAAATTATTAATAATTTTAAGAAATCTAGAGTTAGAAAGGTTTATCCCTAGCCTTTCTACACAAATCTGCTTCTGTCTATTGATCCTCTGTTCGTTCAATGACTGCCCAGTAGCATCATTTATTTTTTTTATGATTCTTGAGGGAGATTTTGGCGCAAGGTATGAATTTAAAGCTCCCGAATCTTGAGATGGCAAGATATCTGGGTTGACTTCTCTTATTTTTTCTAAAACCGCTCGCTGTTCTGAACTTAACGGTTTTACATTCCTAGACGGGAAAATAATTTTAGCTATTTCTAAGGAGGACAAACCGTCTTCCGCTTGCTGTAAAATAAATGCACACTGTTCACTAGTCAGATTTATGACTTCTGCTGGAATTCTACAAGTTGTTTTGAATTTTATAGAGTTTTCTACCAAGAACTTCCTAACAGCCCTCCCTTCTTTAGATCTGCCGTCCAAAGAATCGTCGCCGAAACATTTCTTAGTCAAATCAATAAGATCAGACATCTCTTTAGATTGAACCCTTAAGAATTCTTTTTGTTCTTTATTAAGATCCATCACCTATAATATCTTGATCTTTTAGTATCTCTATAGCTACTTGAAGAAATTTCTTCTTTAAGTTTTTGACTTGCCTATAACCAAGCTTCTTTTTCTGAGGGGAAATCTTATAACCCATAAATTTAGCTACATCTTCTTCACTACTACTTTCAAAGTATAACATCTGGTAGGCTACGTAATGCACACTACTTAAACGTAATTCCATTTCACTATTCAACTTCCCTACAGATGATGAGAAATCAAAATCTAAATATTCTTTATTGGTGACTTCTTTTATGAAATCTTCAGTGGAAAGCGGTATTTTTAATTCTAACCCCGCTCTCTTCGATTTTTCCCATTTACTGCACACAGGACAGTGAGCCGTGGAGTGGTTGGGCAATTGGTAATCAGGACAAGGATTGACATAATTGCCGTAATGATTCCTTACGAGGTTCCTAATTTGGTTAGATATGATTCTACCTATCCATGGCTCAAGAGGGCGTGTCTGATCCCACATATCCCATTTTTTGGCAATATGTATTTTGATGATTTGCTGGACATCCTCAAAGTCAAACCACTTAACAGCGTAAAGCCGCCATTTATATTGTTGCTTCTTTACCGCCTCATCTATTACTTCAGAGAAGTCTTCATATGTATAATCACTTCTCTTTTTTCTTTTCATTAATAAAGTCATTAACAGATTGAGGGTTACTCCTTCGATTCGTCTCGATTGGAGTTGGCTCACCTAATAATGACCCTAGTGTCCGATTGGAAATATCAGCGACTTCGAAATCTACTTGGAAGTCGGTAATTTCAGGAACAAACTCAGCGTCCGTCTCATCCGACGAAATAACTGAAGATTTTCTGTTTATAACTGAAGTGTTTGTAGAAACAGTAGAGGCTTTAGAGTTCAAAGTATATCCACACTTCGTGCAGAAGTTTGGTTTCGCATTGGCGAAAGCGATTTTAGTGCCGCAGCTTTGACAGAATAAATGAGCCATACTATATATTTTACTATTTATGAATTAATTTTCAAAAAAAACAAGGCTTAATGTGTCCTTTGGGTTGTAAGCTGTTCGCCGCTTTCGCGTTGACGCATTTCTTGTTTATGATATATAATATTATATGATATGTAGTATTACACTTTTTTCCAATTTTCCAACTTAGAAATGATGAATTTCAGAATCTTACTTCTAACGATATCTTTATTAGTGAACTTGAAAGTATCAATACCATTAGCTTTAGAATCGTCGTCGGAGAATATATCAACCATATTTTTGAATCCAGTTTTCCCATCAATATCGCTTTGCATAAAGTCACCGCATATAATTAGCTTAGTATTTTCACCAATACGAGTAATCAAAGTAGTCAACTCTTTAAATGTGAAGTTCTGAGCTTCATCCGCAACTATAAGTTTGTTTTCCCAGTTTGCACCCCTCAAAAAGTTGATAGGTATAGCGTTCACCCTTTCTTTCTGCTTCAGGTAAGCCGTATCGCCCTCATGTATTATTTCTTCCAGCTTATCATAAAGAGGCAACGTGAAAGGGTTGAATTTCTCCGACATGTCTCCAGGAAGACTGCCTAGACCTTTGTCGGCGCTTTCTACAATACTACGGACATACAATAAGTCTTTGTCTTGATCTTGAGACATTAATCTCAAACAACCATATAAAGACATATAAGTCTTACTCGAACCAGCAGGTCCAGATACAAACATTATTTTTACCTCTGGGTTCAGCAATATATCTAGAAATTTGTGCTGATTTTCGGTAAATTTGAATTTCCTCTCCTTAAACTTTATTGAGAAAAAGCTGTGAGGCTCTAACTGAATATTAGACAGTTTCTTAACTCCCATATGCTATATATTACACTTAATTTACAATTTCACCTGTTTAATCGTCGCAGTTGTTTGAATAGTCTCCCCTCCTTGGACTGAATATGATTCGGTCAAGACTCTCGCACCAGCGGGGAATTTAATTAAATCATCTACTTGAGTCCCCAAACCGACACTACCAGCGCCGTTCTTGAAATTAAGTGCGACTTGTAGATGAGTTGTCAATTTTTCCCCACTAAATCCTATTAAAGTGTTTAAACCTGTGGACGATATAGATATATTCTCCTCAACTCCATCCAGCAACATAGAAGACGCATTCGCCGAACCTAAACCGTAAATTGGGGTGCGGGTGTATGTTCTATTGAAATTTATTTGAGATTGCACCTGACCCAACACATCTGCGCTATCATTAACAACACACGTATGACCATAAACAATAATGTCAGTATCTAAGGGCGGCACTTCACCACGATATGCATCAGTATCCCCAGTTATAGTCCCACCCACAGCAGGATCTAATGAAACAAAATTAGCTTGCAAAATCACTGGCGCAAATGGACTTATGCTCAACGACACATCTTTAGCGTAACACTTGTTGTATATCCCGCTACCCAACTTCATAGTCACAAAATCATCTTGATTAGCATCCAATAAAAAATCCAACCCCGATACCATCCCCGATTGCAATAAACAACTAACTGAGATATCCGCAGACAATGCACTATCAAATGTAAACTGATCAGCCGCATCAACACTCTTACCCAATTTACGCTTAGCACTAGATGAAGTATTGTAACTCACGCTCGCTTGGGTGACTGGTAGATAACCATTAGGTTCGTTCGGCGGCGTTACCGCGCCAGCTTGACCTATGTAAACTGGAAATTCGCTGTATGGTAGACTCATTTGTTGTTATTACACTAATTAGTTATGAATTATAGAGGGCCGTGTTTTTTTTTAAACAAACAATCGAAAACATAACCCCGTCAGCGATTGGGCCTAATTGGGTGGGGGTTTGACCATTGAGAAATTGAAGTCGGACTCCCCCCGCCAGTTTGCTACGTAAACCCAAACTAAATTTTTCAGAAATGGGGGAGGGTGTCAAGTATTATATAAAAATATATTTAGAAGATAATATCAGAAAAAGCTTTTTTAAAATCAAAAATTAGACTATACTAACGACATGACAACGACCACCACCACCACCGAAGAGCCGAGGATTAATTACCCCTACCTTACGGGAGCGTTGAAAAGCGCAATGAAATATCTTTCTAGTGATCTCGTCGCGTCGGGGTTAATTACCAAAGATCAAATGAAATCAGTGAATGAGATGACTGCGAGAATTTACGAGGACGCAGAGCGCAGCGCAATCGCCTTCGAAAAAATACGCCTCGAAAGAAAAGAAGCATTCATGCAAAAATAATATCAGAAAAAGCTTTTTTAAAATCACTTTTTAATGTATACTACTCACATGAAGCAAAACAAGCCTTACCCCGCCACTCGCTCACAAGAAGTTCAAGATCTCATTGATCGGCGCAAAGCTCAGTTCAGAAAGAATTCTGAGGAGTTAGCTAAGCGAGAGCCATTCCCTTTCTTTAGCGATTGCCCTTGGGCTTCCCCCGCTCCAAGAAAAACAAAATAAACCTTTTCATTAGCCCCAAATCTATACTAGAATACTACCATGACTGAGACATATACCACCACTGAAAACACTGACCTTGATAGGTTCATCAAGGAGAGCAATGCAGCAACCGCCTTGCGGCTGGAGCTTTCCTTTATCACTGGTCTTTCTTCTGACCCTGAGATCTCAAGGAGGCTTGAAAAGGCTCTTGATAAGCACAAGCAAGAGAGAGATCAGAGCTGGTTCTAAACCCTACCACCACCACTAACACGACACTATGAACTTACACAACTTCAAAGACCAAGACACCAAGGGCAAAGCCATTCTCATTCTCACTTACCCTTTCGCCATTGGCATTCACTTGGGCGAATGGCTTAGGATGCGGAAGCTCCAGCGCATGATCAGAAAGTGGATCGGTGCAGCTTGCAAGAACCCAAAGGGGCATGAGGCTGAGATGGTCAAGGAGTGGAGCGATGAGCTTCGTTGGATCTACGGCAAGTAATTGATATGAACCAACTCGACTACATAGACCAACTTCGGAACAACGAAGTCAAGACGGAACTAATACTTGACCACTTAGCTTGCTGGTTCAGTGCGGACCAAATAGAAGAATTC